TCACTCCTGATCGCCGCAGTCGTGACGAGATAGAGGACTACGCCATCGCCCAGTTCCGCAAGGAAGGGCAGCAGGCGTGGGGTTCTGTCTTGAAGCGACTGATCGAGGCGAACGCGAGTACGGCAGAGGAGAAGGGCTACAAACGGGGACTCAAGGAAGGCCGCGAGGCTATGGAGGAGTCGGCAAAGGCCGAAGCGCGAGGACAACCTGGCGCTGGCCCTGACGCTACTCCTGCTCGTAGCACCAACGGGCGTCGGTATTCCGACATGACATACGAGGAGCGGCAGGCCCTCTCTCCATCGGAGAGGAACCGGCTCGCTGCGCTAGAACTACAACAGTGAGGTAACGCACATGGCAATTAACACCGTCACGGTTTCAACTGCCACTAACTGGATTCCCCAGGTGTGGGCACCTGAGCTTTCCGACGCAACGCAGTCGTGGACCGGGCTTTCCGATCTCGTTGACCGGCAGTACGAGGACGTACTGAAGGTTGGCGATACGGTCGAGATCGCTAACAAGGCCAACCCCGCCGTCCGCTTCAAGAGTGCGGACACAGCCGGTACGTACTCCAACGTCACCGAGACGCTCCAGAACATCGTTGTCAACCTCCAGGCGTACTGCGCCTTCCTGGTTGAGGACATCGCAGAAATCCAGTCGAAGTACGAAGTCCGGGCCGGGTACACCGAGGCAACGACCTACTCCCTGATGTCGGTCGTTGAGGGCGATGTCACCTCTGGTCTCTGCTCGCTGCCCGACAACTTCTCCCAGCTTGTCGGTGCCCTCGGGGCTGACCCGACGACCGACGACCTGATCCGAGCGGTGCAGTACCTTGATGACGGCGACGTTCCCGACGATGGCCGGTTCTTCTACATGAGTCCCCCGACCCACGCCGCGCTGCTCAAGCAGCAGGTGTTCACGTCGGAGGACTACACCACGAAGGGCGCAATCGGCACTGGCCGGATCACGGGCACGGTCTACGGAGCGACCCCGCACGTGTCCGCGCTGGCGAACAACAACCCCGCCGCAGCCGGCCAGTCCTACTCGTGGTTCTGCCACAAGCGGGGCGTGGCGCTGGTGATGCAGCGGGCACCAACCCCGCATATGCTCTACGACCTCCTGAACATCGGTGAGGGAGTGGTTGTGGACACCATCTACAACTTCGTGGAGCGAAGCATTCTGCCGTCCACGCTGGCATCCACCGTTCCGGACGACCGCTTCAACGTGGGAGTGCGCGGGGCGTAGTGGTCACCTCCAAGATCGACGGAAACACGACAGCGGTACACCATCCGGTGTACCGGACCTGCATCGTGCGCGTCGATCGTGACCTGGTGTTGCGTTGTCAGCGAGCCGGGGCGAAGCCCTATCGGGGCATAACCCTCGGCTCGCTGCCTGACCTCTATCCCCACGACGCGCTCAAGCGTGCCATGTTGCCGCAGGCGAAGGAGTTTCTGCGGCACATGAAGGGGCGTGGCCTTGAGCCGAAGGTGACCGAGTACACACTTGAACTCTGGGGGCCATACCGTGACCGTCTCAACTTTGCGGACGCGGCCTCCCCAATGATCAACATCGAGGAGGGCAACCCGTTCTTCCCGAACGGGCGCTGGGTGTCGGCGGCACGTTCCGCAGGCCCAGCGCAGAAAGGCCCGCTGGAACTGTCCGAGGAACTACTCGATCACCCCGACATGAGGCGGGGAGTACATATGCTCGTAAGAGGACTTTTCCTTCGCCACTTCGGCAAGGAAGAGGAAACAACAGGCACTATTCTGGTCTAGGAGGAACAGATGCAGCAGATCGAATCGGCGAAGGCGCAATACTCGCTCAGGGGCAGGGGCGGGAAGTACGACCGCGCCATGTACTACCGCCGCCCCCGCGTGGACCGCGCAGGGAGGCCGCTGGAGCAGGCAGGGTGGATCGTCATCGGCTCACGCACTCACCAGGAGAGTATGCAAATCCGAGGGTTCGAGCCGCTACACCAGTTCGGGTACATTCCCAGTGCCGACCCTGACCTCAAGGACGATGACGGTAAGCCCGCTCCGCTCCGAAGCCCGTGGTATCCCATCCTTGCTCACCCAGACGGGCCGAAGGTGTTTCCCGCCGACCAGGTGTTGACGTTCCGCTGGTACAACTCGGACGAGTGCCCGAACCCTGACGCGAAGTTCCCGCAACTGAGCGGGCACAAGGTCACGCGCTACCCCTGCCCTGAATGCACACGCATCTTCGACGGCATTGACGACATGGGTGCCGGGATCAGGGCGCTAGCGGTACACCTTCGACTGATGCACAAGTGGGACCGTCCGTCCACGCTTGAGTACGGCAAGCAGGTCGGGATTGATTTCAACGTCGTCTACGGTGACCTCAAGCAAACTTTTGAGTTCTCCGTTGATGGCGAGGATGATGTCCTGTCCTGTGACGAGTGCGACTACGCTGCCCCAGGGGACTCCAAGAACCCGAAGGCGGCGATCAGAATGCACAAGATGTCTGCACACAAGCCGCTTGAGGTGTCGAGTGTCGGATAAGTGCGAGTGCGGCAGGAAGCACTGGGACAAGTCCCTGTGCGACCTGCACGTCTACATCGGCTCGTCGGTCTGGCGCGAGGTGGAGCCATATCACGTCGCGGCTCTCCAGACTCTGCTGCGGGACGGCTATCGCTACGCCTACTTGCCGCAGCAGGGCGATGCGCTGATGGAACGCACACGGGGAATGTCGGCCACGCTCTTTATGCGAAAGACAAAGGCCGAGGTCTGGCTTTCCCTGGACTCCGACATCACGGGGTTCACGAAGGAAGGTATCGACACCCTCGTTGAGCAGGCTATGACTCATGACATCGTGGTCGGAGCCTACATCTGCCGGTCGCGTGGGGATAGCTACCCCTCATCGACCTTCGAGGACGGCACCTCCATCGAGTTCAACGACGACCCGACGCCACAGCCGATCAAGTGGGGCGCAACGGGCTGCATGGCAGTTCACCGCAGGGTGTTCGAGGCTATGGCCGAAACGATGCCGCTCCTTCACATGAAGGATGAGGCTCGCTGCTTCTACCCGTTCTTCCAGACGTTGATCTACGACCACGAGGAACACGGAAAGATTCTTCTCTCCGAGGACTTCGCCTTCTGTGAGCGGGCGCGAGAACTGGGCTTCACGACCTACGTGAACCCGGCGATCCGTCTCGGTCACGTGGGGCCGTACATCTTCCGGTTGGAGGACATGGGCAAGCACATTGACGAGGACGGGAAGGTCTGGCAGGTCACGCCGGAAGAGCCCATCCCCATGCGAATCAGTTGCTCGAACGGACGCTGGAAGGCCGAGGGTCCGGTCGAGTTCAATCCACCAACGGCCAAGGTGCCCGCACTCGTGGGCGACTAGCAGAAAGGGTTAGACCAATGGCAAAAGGTCCAGACTACGGAAACATGAACTACCCCGGCGGGTTCAAGCACATCACGTACTTTGACTCCGCTAACGGCGCACTGGCGCGGTTTCTCTACCCGTTCGCATGGAGGGACTCCGTGTTCCTCTTTGACGACTTCTGGGGCGACGCGATCCAGGCTCCGTGGTGGACAGCCGCAGCGACCAACGGCACGGCCTTCGACGAGCCTGCGACCCAGCTTGAAAGCGGTGTGACGCGAGGTATCACGGGAACCGGCGCGGTTGGTGACGAGACGATGCTCACGGGCGAGGCGATCTGGTCGGGCAACAACCAGTGTGGCCTTGAGGTGCGCTGGAAGGCCGATGTCGTGACGGACACGAAGATGCAGGTCGGGTTCACAGACCCGACGACCAACAACACGTCCTCGATCATCAACGACATCGACACCCCCACGATCCAGAACGGTGCCACCGATGTCGCCCTCGTCGGGCAGGACACGAGCCAGACCCTCACGACGATGGCGTTCATCACGGACGGCTCCGGCACCAACATGAACACCACCAAGACGAACCTCGGCACCCGTGTGCCGACGGCGGCGACGTACCTCGGGACGCGCATTCAACTTACCCGCACCGCGACCAATGTGGCTGCGTCCAAGTGCGTCCTGCTGGATGCCACGAGCGGGATCACCGACTCGGCGTTCCACGGCGACGTAGTGGCCTCGCAGATCAACGGGGCCATCCTGGTCAAGCCGTGGTTCTACTGGGAGAACGTCACCAACGCCACCGCGCTCACCATCGACATCGACTACGTGGCGATCTGGCAGGACCGAGCATCCTCGTGATAGCGAAGTGCGGGTGCCCTGTCACTGAACTCAGGTCAGGGAACCAGGTCAGCCAATCGTTTGGAGGTCATGTAGAGGGATGCGCTCTGGATCGTGTGCCGAAGGCTGCGGGGCGTGCTGCGAGTTCGTCACGCTCGCCGTCCACCCGCAGTACCTCGAAGAAGACAACAATGGCTGGCTAGAGCTTCATGGCATCAGGCTGGCGGAACGCGGC